TGAGCGTGTTGGTTCCAGCGGTCACAGTCAGCACCACCGGGTAGGCCAGCGAGTCCGCCATCGTTGCGTACTGGATCCCGTTGATGGTCACCAGCGTCGCGGAGCCGGTAGCCCCATCATCGTCCAGGTACGTCACCGCCGTGACCGGCTGGCGTTCCAATCGCACCAGCAACTGATCGTTCGTCGGCTCCGACGCCACGTACTGCGTCCGCGTAACCGGATCGACGCACCAGCCGGTGCGCTCCTCCAGCTCGCGCTTCGCTGCTTCCCACGCAATTTGAATGGCCGGATCGTCCTCGTTCGAGGAGAGCCGGGCCCAGTTGCGGAACTTGGAGATATCAATCGCCACGTACTACCTCGCAGCCAGGTGGCGCCCCCGAGGGAGCGCCACCTGTGCCGATGAGAGGATGAGGATCAGGCGTTGGTGACCTGGAGCTGCACCAGCGACTTGACGCGGGTGAAGTCGCTGTTGGCGAACATCATGCCCTGGAAGATCACGCGGGCCGAGGACATCGCCGTGATCTCGTCGCGGATCATGCCGATGCCGCCCCACTCGCGGATGGCGAAGCCGTCCGAGATGTTGCCGAGCACGGCCAGGCAGTTCTTGCCGCCCGAGCTGCCCGCGGTGGTGATGTGCGCCGGGAGGTACTCGGTCACGTAGACCGGGAGGCCCATCAGGGTGAAGCCAGCGCCAGCCTGGCCGACAGCGTCCGCGCTCGGGATGAAGAGCGGCACGTTGTTGACCGTCAGCGTGGCGATGGTCGCGTACACGTCCTGCGGGATGATCCACGCCGAGGAGCCCCAGTACGCAGCGGGGAGCTTCTCGTAGCGCATCTCGCGCAGCTTGGCGAGCGTCGCACCAGCCGTGATCGCCAGAGCACGGGTCGTGCCCGTCGAGGTCGCGGTCGTGATGTTCACGTTGGCGTTCACCGTGAAGATGCCCTTCGGCGCGTTGGTGCCGGTGCCGCCGATGTAGCCCCACTCGGTGTTCTTCGACATCTGGCGCTGGAGGTTGTCCATCACCTCCGCCTCCACGTCGAAGTTCGCCTGGCGCATGAGCTGCTGCGAGACCTGCGTGTAGGGCAGGCACGGGACCGGAGCCAGCGGCACCTCGGCGAAGCCGGGGTCGATGCTGGTGCGGGCGGTCGTGCCGGTGTCCGGCTGGGTCCAAGCCGAGGTGTAGTCGGCGGTGGCCAGGGTGTTGTAGCGCAGGGTCGCGTAGCCCTGCACGCCGGTGCGGAGGTCCGCCAGGTTGCGGATGACGCTCTGCGCCATCATGTACTTCAGGATCCCGTCCTCGTACAGCTTGGGGATGAGGATGTTGGAGTTCGCGCTGGTGATGAGCTCGCGCTGCTCGGGCGCACGGCCACCCTTCAGCCAGCCGAGGAACTGCTCGCGGTACTCGCCGCTGGAGCGCCACTCCTCGGTCTGCTCGCGCTTCTCGGCGACGACCTTCTGCGTGATCGCGTGGGACGCGAAACGCTCGCGAAGCGCCGCAGCGCTGCGCTTCTCGTTGAGCTCCTTGAGCTCGTTGAGCAGCTCGTCGGCGCGGGCCTCGGCCTCGGCGCTGATCTGGTCAGAGGCGAGAATGGAATTGACTTCGGTCTCGATGGCCTTGCGGCGCTCAATGATTTCCTGCTGCTTCACGTGAGGGTCCTCAATCGCAGACGCAACCGAGCAAGGCTCGGCGAATGAGTGCGAGCCTCGGCGCTGGTCTGCGGATAAGCGCCGTTTTCGACAATGGAAACCTCGCGGAGATCCACCTCCGTGAGGGTGCGCTCCGAGCCCATCCAGGCGTCGGAGCGGACGAAGAAACCGAACGACATCTCCGAGAGCACGCCAGCCTCGACCAGGGCGCGGACGTCCTTGGCCTTCTGCGTGTCCGGGAGATCGACCTCGAATGCGAGGCCCTTGGAGTCGGAGCGGAGCTGTAGCAGCCCGCTCTTGGTGTTGGCGAGGAGCTCGCGCCGATCGTGCCCGATCAGGAGCGAGACATTGGCAGCGAGCGAACGGTCAAAGGCGCCGGGCGCGACGCGCTCCACGAACGGCTTTCCGTTGTTGACGCCGCGCACCGTGAGCGGGAGGCTCGGCGCGTTGTAGACGCTGGCATAACCGGCAAGCTTGTTGCCGCTGCGCTCGAAAGTCGCGGTGCGAAGCTCAAGCATTTTCATCTCCCACGTTGTCAGGTCCAGCCGCTGCGCTGGCGCCACCGGGCATCGAGACCGTCGGCGTGTCCAAGCCGGCGATCGGAGATAGCCCGAGGTAATGGCGAGCGTCGTTCGGCGACATGACGCCAGCCAGGACGAGCTTGGAGAACGCCATGCCCGCGTCGCGGAGGTTGCCGCGCACGATTGCCGTCGTGTCGATCCGCACGAACTCGCCAGGGCGGCAGAGCTTCCGCGTGAGCTCCGACTCCCACGCGGAAGCCCACGCCGCGATCGCGCCGTCCGCGTATGCGCGGGCGACTTCGCTTTGGCTGACAAGGGCGCCGCCGCCCTGCTGGAACAGCATCTCCGGCGGAACGCCGAACGCACGGGCGATCTCCTGGACGCTGAAGCGCCGGGATTCAAGCATCGTGCCGCTGGTTTCCTGCGAGATCTTCTCGGCCTTCATTCCCTCGCGCAGAATCAGCGGGCGGCTGGCGCCGTCGGCAGTCGCGTGCATGGTGTTCCATGCGTCGCGGATTGCCTGAACGGTCTGGTCGCTCATCGCGCCCGGGTGCGAGATGGCAACCTTGCCCATGCTGCCCGTACGGACCAAAGATGCGTGGGCGCCGTTCTCATCGGCAGCGAGCTGCATCGCGTGGCGGGCCACGTCGAGCGGCGAGCGGTACCAGCACGGGTTCAGGTGATCCGGATATGCACCGATATGCAGCACCTGGTCGGCATTCATCACCAGGCTTCCGATGCGGTACTGGACGCCTTCCTCGGTGATCTCGCCGCTCATCGCGTCGGCGGGCACCGGCTGGAGCTCGGCGATCTCGCCGTCGCTTCCGCGTCGGATCAGCGCGATACCGTTGCCGTGCGTCAGCGCGACGGAGGTCGTGTAGCGGCGGAATTCGTAGCCGGACTGCCAGCGGCTCGCGTCGCGGTTGAGCAGCATCTCGACCGGATGGCCTTCGATCTCCTGGCCTTCGCTGTCGTAGACCGACACGGGAAGGCGAGCGATATCTGCCGAGATCAGGTTGGTTGCACGAACGACGGCGGGGATCGCGTCAGCCGGTGACGCGACAATCGGCTCGGGTCGCGTGTAGATCGCGACGCCGGACTTAAAGCCGAAGAATCGTGCAAAGATGCCCACGGAGCAGATGGAACAACTCTGCCCCGAAACGTCAACCCGGATTTCTTGAAACCGTGTCTATCCAATCGGACACGATGAAGTCGAGAGACCAGTCGCCTCGCGCACCTGGTGGTGCTCCATCAGCAGCGCCGCCATGTTGCCAGCGACGACCGCATCGGTGTTGCCGTTGCTTCGGCCCTTGACCGGGCGCGTGTTGCCGACGTTGTCGCGGATTAAGCGCACGGCGTTGAGCGCCGAGCGGAGCACGGGGTCCGGCTCGTAGATGAGTTGCTTCGATTTGAGCAGGTCGCCCCACAACTTCCACGCGGGCGCCATCGTGCGGATCGATTGGTCAACCGGAATGATTGGCCAGCCGCGATCTGCCCACCGTTTGATGTCGCGTGCCTGGGCTGGGTGCGGGTCGACGCCGATCTTTCGCACGTCGTAGCGGGCCATGAGCGCCTCGATTTCGGCTTCTACCACGGCCATGTCGTGCCATTCGCCAGGCATCCGACGCAGGAAACCCTGCTCCACCCACGCGCCCAGCGGGTTCTTGCAGCGCCGCTCGTCGAGCTGAATGTCGGTCCCGGCCCACCAGGAGATATTTCGGGCGCGGATCACGTTGCCGTCGACGACCATCAGGCAGATCGAAGTCAGGTCGAGCTGCGCCCCGTAGCCGCCACGGGAAAGGTCGATGCCGATGACGGCTGGCGCACCGGCGAGGCGGTCCCAATCGGTCTTCTGCATCTGCCGCTCAAGCACGCCGAGGTCGACGTCCGTGGTCGCCAATTCGTGGTATCGGCAAGCCAACTGGGTCTCAAATTCTGCAATCTGCGCCGGGTCGCCGCTCTCAAGCATCGTCCTGGCGGCGAGCTCAAGCTGCGCCGGGTCGACAATGACGCCGAGCGACGGGTTCGCCTTGGGCCACGCCTTCGGGTCGGCGGCTTGGTCGTCCTGGTCGAGCCCGTAGAGCAGCGGCCACCAGCCCGGCGGATAGGGCGTGCCGTCGTTGATTGCCCGCTCGCAAGCGTCCCAGTAGCCCCAGATTGGCCTCGTCTTCTGCTCCGGATCGGGCGTCGTGATGAGCAGGGTTTGGCTGGTGGCAAACTTTGCCAAGCCGGTGAGGAGGCGACCAAACGCAGACTCCATGCGAGCCACCTCGTCGGCCACCACCAGGCGGGTCGTGAGGCCGTCGAGCGCCTTGTCCGTGCAGGGGAGCGAGATGTACCGGTTGCCGCCGTGCTTCAC